GTTATTGTTGGAAAAATGCAACCTTACATGATAAGATTACATCAAAAGCTAAACAGCCACCTCAAGTGTGGTACACTAGATTAAAAAAGAAAGCATTGTAATGCCAGTATTGTACGCAAGAAATTATGTAGCAGAACTTATGGAATTAAACGAGGACATGTACCACGTTTATATAGACTCCCATGTGGAGACTGGTGGTGGGAGAGAAACAGTTTTTTTACGTCAACATGAAAGAGGTATTCCCCTTACTCTTCGTGAAAACTTTTCAGAAAACGGCTCTCTCACTTCCAACACAGAACAACGAGATATAGTAAAGGTAGAAAATGAATTTCAAACTATTGGTTACGCACTTAGTCAGGGTAAAATAATATGCCTTCCGATGTTTCCCCTAACAATCCAACTTATCACAATAGAAAAACAATCCCCCAAACTGGCAGGGTACATAAACAAAAGGATTCAATCGTTAGGATTGAAGATGAAAGAGATATGAGATATCGATCAAAGTTTGAATTAGAACTGGCTAAAGTTCTTATGCGTCACAAGGTTAAGTTTCAATATGAATCTAAAAAGTTTTTGTACATACCTAAACCTAGAACATATACACCAGACTTTTACATACCTGAAACAAATATATTTATAGAAGCAAAAGGACATTTTGATAAGGCAGATAGAGTAAAGATGGCACTTGTGAAAGAGCAACACAAAGATCTTGATATACGTTTTGTATTTATGAACGCTAAGAATAAAATTTATAAAGGTAGTAAAACAACATATGCCGACTGGTGTCTTAGGCACGATTTTCAGTGGGCAGAAAAAACAATACCGTTGGAGTGGTTTAAAAATGGAAAAAGATGAAGTAGAAGATTTTATTAAAGAAATGGGGTTGGCAAAAGGCAACTACTATATTATTCTTCAAGACGTGGGTGAGGATAAATTTAAAATGATGGCTTACGATACAACTGGTAAAGAACACAAAGATGAAAAAGACCACTCTGTTGCATCGATAATGCACGAAGGTTTAGTAGGATTACTCACAACAAAAGGAGAAGATTTATTTAACTTTGGTTATTCTGAGTTGGCGTACCGATATTCAACTGGTAGAATGTTTGATGAAATACTAGATGAAGTAGACAAACAAAAAGAAATAAAATACAGAGATAATGTAATAGAGGTTGATTTTGGCAAAGATAAATGATAATGATAAAGAACCAGAACGTTACTACGACTGGATAGGTTGGAAACTAAGACAAGAGAGAAAGAAGATGAAAAACGGAAAATTAGATTACCATCAAGATATGGAAGATATGGTCAATCATCCACCACATTACAATCAAGCAGGCATTGAAGCCTTAGACGCAATTTTAGCGGCCACAAACGAAGGCAGTGAATATTATCTACAAGGTAATATAATAAAATATCTTTGGAGATATAGATATAAGAATGGATCACAAGATCTAGAGAAAGCTTTGTTCTATTTAGAGAAGATGATTAAAGTCGTAAAAAAATTAGAGGAGAATGATAATGTCAATATCAAATAGTTTACCTACCTCTTATCAACAGTTCATACATAAGTCACGCTATGCGAGATGGTTAGATGAAGAGGGGAGAAGAGAAAATTGGTACGAAACTGTAGAAAGATACGTTTCGTTTATGGAAAAGGCACTTTTAGAAAAACACGATTACAAGCTCTCTGAGGGCGATAAAGTAATGATTACGGAGTATATAACCAATTTAAGCGTTATGCCCTCTATGCGAGCCTTAATGACGGCAGGAGAAGCACTTGAGAGGGACAATGTATGTGGGTACAATTGTAGTTACCTTCCAGTAGATAGTCCACGTTCATTTGATGAAGCGATGTACATCTTGATGTGTGGAACTGGGGTAGGTTTCTCTGTAGAAAGAGAGAACATAGAAAAGTTACCAGTCATAAGTGAAAGTATGCAAAAGTCTGATGTTGTTATTGTCGTTGATGATAGTAAAATGGGTTGGGCAAAAGCCTATCGTGAGTTGATTGCTTTACTATACTCAGGTATGATACCGAGTTGGGACATATCTAAGATAAGACCTGCAGGTGCTAGATTAAAAGTTATGGGTGGTAGAGCATCAGGACCTGATCCGTTAGTTAATCTATTTGAGTTTACTGTCCGTAAGTTTGAAGAAGCAAAAGGTCGTAAATTGTTTCCAATAGAATGTCACGATATTATGTGTAAGGTTGGAGAAGTTGTAGTAGTTGGTGGGGTTAGAAGATCTGCACTCATCAGTCTATCTAATCTAAACGATGACCAGATGAGACACGCTAAGACTGGAGAGTGGTGGAGTGCAAATGGACAACGGTCACTTGCAAACAACTCTGTTGCTTATAAAGGCAAGCCTAAGATGGAAACTTATATGAGAGAATGGTTATCTTTGTACGAGTCAAAGTCTGGAGAACGTGGTATGTTCAATAGGCAGGCCGCAGACAGTCAAGTATCTAAGAATGGTAGAAGAGAAACTGGATATATGTGGGGTACAAATCCTTGCTCAGAGATTATACTAAGACCATATCAGTTCTGTAATTTATCAGAAGTGGTTGTAAGAGAAACAGATGACCTTGCTACTTTAAGAAGTAAAGTACGTGTTGCAACCATACTGGGTACGTTTCAATCTACCTTAACAGATCTCAAATACATACGTAAGATTTGGAAGAAGAATACAGAAGATGAAAGATTGTTAGGAGTTTCCTTGACTGGTATCATGGATCATCCTATACTGTCTAAGATGACTGATTCAAAAATATGGTTACAAGATATGAAACAAATAGCAATAGATACAAATAGAGAGTATGCCGAAGCAATAG